TTATTCCCTGCACCCGGCATCCATCGTCGCGATCAACCGCCGCCCGGTGACCACCGACCGCGGCCCTCCATCCTCGGCGAGCGCGGCCGCGTGATCGGGGCGGAGTTCTTTGGTGCCCGCGCAGAGTTCGCGCTGATCAACGAGCGCCCCGCCGGCGCAGCCACTCGCGATCAGCGGCAGGATCGCCATCGCCAGTATCCGCATTGCGCATCCTCCTCTGCGTGGCGCGGGCCCGCTGGACCTCTCGCTCGAGATACTCCACCCGCTCGGCCGCTCGGCCGGCGCGCTCGCCGGCCTTGCGCAGCCCGAGCAGGAACAGGGCCACCGCGAGGGCAATAGCGCCCCACAGCGCCGCCTTGCGCGCCCAGGGGCGCGCTGCCAGCCAGCCGAGCATCACCGCCGCCCCTCGAGCGAGAACGCGAGGATGAGGCCCCACACGGCGCCTATGATCGGGAACGCCCACCACGGGCTTGCCCCGACGACGAAGGTGAGCAGGAAGCCCACGGCCGAGCCGTTCGAGGCGTAGATCATCGGAAGGATACCGCGCATCACCGCCTCCCCTTCTTCCAGTCATCGAGGCGCGCGTAGACCGCCAGAGCGACGCCACCGAGCGCGAGCGCGATGAGCACCCACCGCATGCTGTCGAGATAGGGGGCGATGGCCTGCAGCTGCCCCTGTGCCTCGGTGACGGCCTCCTGAGCGACCTCGGCCGCGCCGGCACCCACGGTCGCCGCCCCGGCGGTCCCTGCCCCGCGCATGGTGCGGCTCTCGGCGAGGCGCTCGCGCGCCGGCGGGCGCTCGGTGGAGAACGGGGCGCTGTCCGCGGCGGGCCACGGCTCGCCCCAGGACCGCTCCGGCCCAAGGTCGATATGCATGAAACCCGAGCGGGGATAATAGCCGAAGCCCTTGAAGCCCACGGCGCGCGCCTCTCGCTCGAAGGTGTGCGGCTCATGGTTGGTCATCGAGATATCAAACGCGGTGCCTTCCATGTGCTTCGAGCGGGTCGCCCCGCCCACCGCGCGGTTGTGCTCCGGGCTGCGGTATCCGCTGTTGACGATCAGGGGTTTTCCGAGCCGGTCGCGGAGCGCCTGCAGGGCGTCGAGCGCGTCCTCGTGGACGAGCAGCTTGCCGGTGCCGCGGCAGGCGATCTCGGCCGGCGAGAAGTCCTGCCACCACCAGTCCGCGTCGGGAACCTCGCTGTAATGCTCATAATAGCGGGTCATCAGGGCCTCCTGAAACTGAAAAGGCCCGCCTGGGGCGGGCCGAGAGGGGTGGGTTATGCGCCGGCGGTCAGTCTTGCGGCGGCGGGTGCTGGAAGGCGGCGAAGAGGAGCTCGCGCATCTGGTGGATATCGCGCTCGACGCGCTTGCGATGCTCCTGCTCGGCCTTCATGTCCTCGGCCCGCTGCGCCTCGAGGCGATCGCGCTCGGCGATCCGCGCCTTCTCTGCACGCTTTCGCTCCTCGCGGAGCTCCTGCTCGAGGCGGCGGACGAGGGCCTCGCTGGTGAACGCCTTGCGCGTGACCGCGCCGGCCACCGCGAACAGGAAGGTCAGCGCCGCGCCGATCGCCGCGGTCAGCCCGTTCTCGCGGAATGCGGTGGTGATTTGCTCGATCATGGTTGTTCGGTTCGTCATGGCGCACTCAGCAGGCCGATTTCATCGGGGAGGTCGGCGTCGGTCCAGGCCGCGCTCGTGTCGGGGTTCTGCGCCCAGGAGAAGATCGCCTTGCCCGGCACCTCGCTGTCGAGCGAGACGCTGGCCGCGTCGTAGTCGCTCACGCCGAGACGAAGCGACCCGGCAAGGTTGCCCGGCCCGCTGGTGCCGGCCTGTGCGATGGCCTTGAGATGGACGCCCGCGATGGTGGCCCCGGCGGGTCCGGTGGGGCCGGCCAGGGTGGCGTTCTGGCGCTGCCCGGCAGTGTCGCTGGTCATCCGGGTGGTGACGTCGCCGTCGCCCAGCGAAGCGAGCGATCCGGCCCACTGGTCGTAGTTGCCCACGGTGTCCGGGGTCTGCCGGGCGAAGCGGCGCCCGATGGTCGAGACGCCATCGAGGGCGGCGAAGTGGGCGTAATACCAGTCGGCGTCCCCGTAGGTGCTGTCGTGCATGTCCTGGTTGTCGAACACGACCCTCACGGGCTTGCCCTTGCCGCCGGTGTTGGCAGCCGTGGCGCTGCTTACGAGCGAACCGTCAACATGGAACTCGATGGTGATGTCAGACCCGACGACGAGCTTCACGTCGATCCAGTAAGTTACTGCGGCGCCCCTCGAGAATGAAGTCGCCCCGACAACCTGGCTATCCCCCTCGGCCACCGCTTCGATAGTGGCGTCATTTTGCCCGCGAAGCCGGGCCAGAAGGTTATGACTGGCATCGTAGAACGACAGGAACGGGACGTCCGAGACGTTGAACTCGATGGCAGTGGTTGTCGGGGTTCTGTGACGGAACTGGAACCAGAGATCGCCCACGGGCGCATCGAAGCCGACACTGAATGGCAGGACGTCCGAGTTGCCGACAGTCAAGAAGGCGATGGCGTTCACGTCGAGATCGGCGTCGAAACCTTGAGAGTTCGTGCTCATGTGTCCGTCGAGGATGCCGCTTACATCGGCAGGCTGGTGTCCAAGGTGGAGAACATGGCTCATATTGTATCCTTCTCGATCCAGAGTTCGTGGGAGGCCACGGAAGCGGTGGCAAGTCCGCCGCCGACTTCGTGCCATGCTTCAATGCCTGCGACGCTCAGATCGGTTCCGCCGCCAATCTCGGCCCATGCCTCGAAGACCTGCGCAGCCACACCGTCCTCGATCCCGAGACCTTCCCCGAGGGCGATGAACCTGTTGGGCACCGGGTAGGAGAACTGGCTGGTCAGTGAGCGCAGGGTGCCGCCTTCGTCGGGCTCGCGTCCTTGGCCGACAGGCCAAAAATCCCCACCAGCGGCGGTGCTGCTTTCGTTTGGCCCGGCGGTTTCGGGGTCGTTACTCCACGTGCCATTGAGACCGACCCACATACCGCCCGAGGCGGGATCGAACCCTATCATCACAATATCACCCGCGCCGTAGGCGGGGTAGCTGCCCAGGTTGTTCGCATCATTTCCCCAGATACTCCCGGCCCCCCTGTATCCGAGAGAGCCGAGATAGACCGGGTTGTTGTTGCTGTCGTAGGTGAAGCCGGGGTCATCCAGTTGCGCCTGCGAGACGACGCCATGATAGCCGTTGAATTGGCTCGGCCCGGCGGGGTTGGCTTCAAACTCCCAATAGACAGGTGCAGGATAGTTTCCGGGGATGCGCTTCGTCGCGGGCACCCAGTTGCGATAGTCTGACCCGCCGCTGGTGTTGATCAGCGTCCGGTCATCATTGGAGAGCGTGTGGCCGGCGCTTGCCTTGGCCGCGTCGAATTGCACGCCCACGCCGGGCGTGCCGCCACCGCCATCCCCGGCGGTGGTGCCGCCCATCAGGAGGGCGAAGCGCGAGAGAAGGAGGCCCATCACGTCACCTCCGAGACCGCGCCCTGGACGACCCACGCATCCGCCGCGCGCTTGTAGAGACCCGCGCCGCCCCATTGCGCGTCAATGGTGCAGGAGCCGGCCGAGACGCCGTTGAGCGTCACGCCGGTATCACCCGCGATGGTCGTGGTGCCCGCGCCGACCTGGCTGATGTTGACGAGCGCGCCCACGGGGAAGTCCACGCTCGCCTCGGCGGGGATGGTGACCGTGTTCGCGGTGGCCGAGGTCATCTCGATGATGCCGCCCTTATCGGCAAGCGCGAGCGTGCGGCTCGCATTCCCGTCCGCCGTCACCGGCGCTTCGCCGCTCTTGCCGAGAGCGGCCCATGATGCCCCGTTGAAGCGCACGCGCTCGCCCGTCTCCTCGATCCACGCCTCCCAACCCTCGGCGGGCGTGATGTAGACCCACGCCTCGGATCCCGAGGGCCCGTCCCACAGCGCGATATCGTTCGCGTTGGAGGCCGCGCCCGAGGGGACGATGTAGATATCGCCGGCGGTGCCGGAGGCGGGCAGCGCCGTGGTCCGCGACTTCGCGGACAGCTGGACGAGCGCCGAGAGCTTGCGCAGGTCTTCGCTGACCGTGGTGCCCCAATCGCCCTGACCGGGATCATAGAAGGCCCGGAGCCCGAGCCCCGGCATTGTGCGTTCAGGCATGGTGTACCTCGTTGGTAATCAGGAGGGCGCGCCCCAATTGCGGCCCCAGGCCTCGCCCCAGCCGGTGGCAAAGACAAAGCGGTAGGACCGGCCGGTGCGCGAGTAGCGCGGGGAGCCGCCAACGTCGCGTTTGGCGACCACGCGCACATCGGCCTCGGAGACGCCTGCCGGGGCCGATCCCGCCGGGATATCGGCGAGCGTGAGGGTGTAGGTAGTGCCGGTCCCGGCGTCGATCCGGGTCTCGGGGGGCGTGATCGGCTCCTGTGTGCCGGGGTCCACCCAATAGACCTCGACCGAATACGAGACGCCCGGCTCGGGGCCGATATCGCCGGCGGTATAGGCATCGAGCAGCGGGCCGGTCTGCGCGATCCGATCGCGATGCGCCCATGTCAGCGTCACGTCCGCGGACAAGAGCGCCTCGCGGGCGATGGACCAGCCGCCATCGGCCTGCGCCGCACCCACGGGAAGCGGCAGGACCGCACGGCCGTTGAGTGTGAGGCTGTCGGCCGGCGCGAGCGGCAGCGGCAGCGTGCCGCGGCCCGTCTCGGGCAGCATGCGAACGTCGATGGCATCGCCCGCCGAGAACTCGGAGACGCTGGAGAGCCCGGCCTCATCGAGGATGTAGAGAACCGTGCCGGCGGCGTGCGCTTGCGGCACCGTGTCGAGGCAGCCGCGCCCGAGAACGACCGCGTTGCCACCCGCGCCATCGAGGCGGACGAGCTCCTCGCCGAGGGCGCAGAGCGCGCCCATAGGCGCCTCGTCAATGCCGTTCCAGTCACTGACCGTCACATCGGTCTCGGTCGGGTCATCCGAGAGGTTGGCGTCGAGCACCGCGACCGGGACGAGCGAAACATCACCCTCGTCGGTATAGCCCGTGCCGGGGTTGACCCACAGCTCGGCTGTGATCGTGTCCGGGCTCGGCGCCTCGCCGGCCGCGACCAGCGCGGCCGCGTCGGGGTCGTCATCGAGGAGCGTGTCGGCCTGCGCGTGGCCGATCTCCTGGACGAGATGCCAATAGGTCGCCTCGGCGACATGGCGCCGGGTGACCTTGCGCGGCGCCCCGGCAACCGCCGGGCCGGCATCCATCCGCCCGCCGACGAGCGCGGTGCCGCCCAGGGCGAACACGTCCTCGGTGACCTTCACGCGGATGCCATTGTTGCGCCCGTCGCCGCGGTCGATCTCCGAGACGCGCATCGGCAGCTTGTCCAGCCCCCGGCGCGGGCTGTCGAGCGCGATCACGTCGCCGGGCCGCAGCGTGTCGGCCGAGCGGTGCAGGACCACCTCGCCAGAAAGCAGCGGGGAGGAAAGCGCGCGCAGGTCGCGCTCGGCGACGCGCACCGCCAGCCCCTGGTATCGCAGGCCCGGATACTCGAGCGTGGTGGCGACCACCTCGCCCAGTCTCTGGACCAGCGCGGTGTCGGTGACCGTCACGGCGCCGGTCTTGTCCTCGATCGTGTCCGTGTAGCGCACCGTGACCGAGTTGACCTGGTCACCGGCCTCGGGGCGCTTGAGCTCGCCCCACTCGACCACCGAGGTCTCGTCAAAGACCGGCAGGTCGGCGGTCGCATAGTCGGCCCGGATCAGCTTCATCTCCCACAGCCCGGTGCGCAGGTCGACGTAGAGTGTCGCATCGATGTGGTCGAGGATCTCGGACATGAAGTCCTCGATCGAGCTGTCCTGCTGCCAGATCAGCGAGATGCCGAAGCCCTCGGAGAACAGCGTGTCGGCTGCCGCCTGGAAGCTCGACCCGATATCGGCGTCCTGGGCGCCGAGGCCCCAATCGGGGTTGGTCAGGCATTCGCGCAGGATATGGGCGGGGTTCATGTCCGGGCCCTCGCCGAAGGCATTGCGCATCGAGGCGACGAGCTCGTCGGTTGACCCCGATGTGACCACCGGCACCCCGTCCATCGGCGTATTGTCGATCTGCGCCGTGTAGGTCGTATCCGGCTCGGCGATGTTGAAGGCGTAGATTTCGGTCCCGCGCAGATACGCCACCTGCTGCAGCGCGCCGTCGAGCGTCCCGGCGGACGGCTCGCCATCGGTGACGAAGATGACCACCCGGCGCTTGTCGGTCCCGTCCACGTCGAACCCGAGTGCGTCCCCGATGCCGATGAACAGCCAGTGCGTCTCGGGCAGATCGAAAAACTCGGGCGCGCTGTCCAGCGCGACCTTGAAGTCGGTCCCGCCGGAGACGCTCGTGGGCAGCCCGTCGATCCAGGACTGGATATCCGCATAATCGGCCGCATCCGCGTCGCGCTTCTCGATGACGCTTTGCACGCTGTCGGCCCAGGTCAGCAGCCGCAGGTCGTTGGGCAGCTCCGGGTTGGCATTCTCGGCGATCTCGCCGATCAGCTGGCTGATCGCATCGATCGCGGCCTGCATCCGGCTGCCGCTCATCGAGCCGGAGGCGTCGAGCGCGATGTAGATGGCCGCGTTCTCGACCACCGCCTCGGGCGTGATCGGGGCCTTCGAGGGATACCACTGCTGGGTGCCGCGGGCGGCGTTCATCACCCGCGTCGTGCGGAACGACCACGGCTTGAGATAGGGGTTGTTGCCGAGATAGCACTGGCGCAGCACCACGGAGGTGACACCCCGGTAGGACGGCACCGTCTCGCCGGCCTGCGCGGCGAGATAGTCGTTGGGGCCCTGGTCGGGGGCGCCCATCATGATATCGACATTGCCCTTGATGCCGCCTTCGCGCTTCTTCCCGCCGAACAGCTTGGGCTTGTCGATGCGGATGCGCCCGCCGGCGGCGCCCGCGTTCTGCGGCGCGTCGGGGTTCTCCCAGACCGTGACCTCCTGCGCGGAGAAGGCGGTGGTGGACGGCGTGATCGCCCATGTCGTCTCGTCGGCGACGGGGTCGTAGTCGATCGAGGCGATGCGGATGGTGCGAAAGCCCGCAGTGGTCTCGAGGGCATAGTCGGTATCAAGATGGACCCCGGCCAGCCGGCCCGGAAAGGAGACCTCGGCCGGGTCGCTCGAGGTCGCCCCGGCGGTCGCGGCCATGCCTGCCACGGTGCCGATCTCGCGCGGGGTCGCGTCCTCGCCGCCGCTCCCGAGCGAGGCCTGCACTTCGGTCGCGGTCCATGCCACCTTCTCGTCCACGCGGATCTCGCGGATGGCGTCGACGGGGCCGTGGCAGATCACCATGTGCGCGCCCAGGAAATACTTGTATCCGACGACCTGTTTGCTACTGCCGCCCATCGCGCGCCTCCCGTTCTTCTGCCGCGCGCACCGCGCGCAGGGCCGGCGGGTCGCCCGTCTCGGCGAGCCGCTCGGCCTCGATGCCGTTCTGGACGAAGTCCGACCAGTCCAGCCCGTGCCGGCGGAACCAGCCGCGGGCGCCACGCAGGCAGATGCGCGCCGTGCGAATGTCCCGGATGGTCACGCGGGTCACTTCTTGCCGCCCTTCTCCTTGATCTTCTTCGTGCGCAGATCGCCCGCCCACACCACGTTCGGGGCCTTCACCCGCACGGTGCCGAACACCACCGGGATCGGTCGGCCCTCCTCGGCGGTGGGCAGATCGAACTCGTCCAGCCCCGCCGCCTCGGGCCTCTTGCTCTTCGGGCGCGGCGAGAGCGCATAGGAGATTGCCGCGAACAGCAGCCCGAGGCCGAGCCGGGCAAGGAACATCCACATGGCAGGCCCTCACACGATGCTGCTGCCGCCGAAGGGGTTGATGCCCGGAATGTTCGGGAACCCTCCGAAGTTGGCCAGGTTGTTGAACTTCGCCTCGCATGTATCGCGGCGCAGGTCGCAGCCGCGGGCGAGCTCGACCACCGGGCGGAACGCGATCGCCGCACCGGCGGTGTGGGCCGCGAGGGTGCTGCCATCCACCGCGCGCTCGACGGTCAGCTCGGTATCGGTGGCGGCCGTCACGCGCATCACTTCGCTGTCGATCGTGGCAAAGCTGCCGGCGGGCACGTCCGCGATGCCGGAGGCATTGGTGATCGGGATGGTCGTCACACCCGCATCGGCGGCGATATCCGAGGCCAACTCGGCGCTGGCCGAGAACACGGCGGCAATCTCCGGGATGGCTCGTGCGAGCACGATCGCATTGCTCACATGCCCGATGATGAAGCCGAGCGCGCCGGCGTGGCGCAGGACGCCGCCGCGATACCAGCCATCCGCCTCCTCGGCAGCCTTCGGCGCCACGATCGTTGCCCCGGAGGCGCCGGTGGTCGGGGCAGAGACATAGAAGTCCTCGATATCGAGATCGCAGCCGCGCCCGTAGAGCGGGTGGCGGCAGAGTTTCTGATACTTCGCCCGCACGCCGGCACGCTTGAGCGCGGTCAGCTGGCTCTCGCATTTGAGCACGATCCGCTGGCCCTCCAGCGAGGCGCCCAGCACCCGGCCCTTCCAGTGCGCCACCGTCTCCTCGGGCAGCTGCTCGTGGCCGCGGAAGATCGTCAGCGTGGTCAGGCTGCGTCCGCGGGGGCCGAGGAACCGCCGGGCGAAGTCGTTGGAGATCGGGAAGGTCAGTTCCAGCGAGCCACGCTCCACGTCGCCCGTCTGGACCACGTTCGAGTGCGCAAGCGCGATCGCCTCCCATGTCAACGCCTCGGCGCTGTTCGCCACCGCGCCGGCCGGCGAGACCCACGTCTCGGGCCGGTTTGTGAACCGCCAGACCTGGGCGTCCTCGTTGAACTGGTAGAGGTAGAGCGGCCGGCCCTGCGCCGTGCTCTCCTCGATGCTCGAGTAACTCATGCCTTGACCTCGATCACGTTGAAGCGGGTCTCCATCGCCGTGCCGGTATGGGTGATCTCGACGCGATCGGTGTCGAGGCGAACGAGCGGCATCCAGTGGACCGGCGCGCTGCTCGCAATGCCGCTGTTGTGGCTTGGCGTGAAACTCAGCCTGTGATTGTCGCCATCCTGCTCCGCGTCGGTGACCTCGCGAAACATCGGCCCGGTGTCGTCCTCGAGCATGAAGTGGCGCCCCGTATACTGGTCGAGCGGCGCGATCGGCGCGACGAGCAGTTCGAGGTCGACCGACGACAAGCCGGCCTGCAGGCGCAGCTCGCGGCCCCATGTGGGCAGCCAGAAGGCACTCAGCCGGCCGGCAAGGCTGAACAGCCACGCCCGGCGCGCCCAGGCCCTCGCCAGCCCGTGATCGACCATCGTGATCTGCTCGCCCCGAGCGGTGATATCGCGCGCGGGCTCGACCGCGATGGGGCCGAGCTCGGCATCGACATATTCGACCGCCCGCTCGATGTTCGATCCCACCGGATTGCGCACCACGGTCGGATCGGTGAGAACGTCGCGGCCCTGGTGCTGCGGATAGGTCGAGGCCGCGATATCGGGGGCATCCACCATCGTGAAGCCGACTTTGAGCTCGGCGATGCTGTAACGCTTGCGGCTGATCTGCGGGGCCTCGGTGAGCACCGCGTCGCGCACCGGCGCGAGCACCGCATGGGTGTAGGCGGCGGCGAGAGGTTCCGAGAGGGTGATCTTGCCCGCCTCCACCGTGTCGATATCGATGAACGTCGCCTCGCGCGCGGCCATGTTGACGCCATCGACCACCGCCGCCTTCCCGCCGGCGCGGTAATCGGCGATGGTGGTATTGACCGCGATCTCGGTGGCGCCCGATGCCAGATCGCCCACCGGCGCGGCCATGTGCCAGAGCGGCACCAGCCACGTCCCGGCGTAGCCCGCCCGCGCAATCTCCACCGCTCGGGCGACGCCCCGCTCGTTCATCCGGTGGCGCATCGTGACCAGCTCCCGCGGCGCCGCCCGCAGACCGAGGCGCTGCTCACCTGCCTCTGCCGGCAGCACGTCCGTGCGCCACTCAATCGTCTCCTCGAGGGGCGCCAGCGCCGGGAACGGCCAGGGATGTGGCGGCCGGCCGACCGGCTCAGGCATTGATCGCACTCCTGTTGCGCCGGATCGTGTTGACGATCACCTTCTCGCCCGCGGACGTGGCGAGGTAGTCGCCGACGATAGCCGGATCGAGCACGTTGACGATCCGGGTGGGCCTGTCCTGCTGACCGCCCGAGGTCTCCACCCCGAGGCGTCCGCCACGACCGCGCTTGAGCGGCATGATTGCCTCGGGCCCGGCCTCGCCCATCACCCCGGCGCCCTTGGCGAAGGGGAACACCGTGGGGGTGTCGATGACCCCGCCGCGGGCAAAGGCGTGGACCTCGCCCGCACGGGTGAACGCGCCGCCGCGGGCATAGCCGCCACTGAGGCCGAACAGGCTGCCGATACCACCACCGATGCCGCCACCCGTGAGCGCACCGACGATGGCGTTCTCGATCGGCTTGAAGGCCAGGTTGATCAGCCGCGTGGCGAGGTTTTGGGCGATCTGCGAGACGGCATCGGCGAAGTTGCGCCAGCTCCACTCGCCCGAGGCGAGCGCGCGCTTGATCGGACCCGTGATATCCTCGGCGAGCCGCCGCGCTGCCTTGCGCTGCTTTTCCTGCGCCTGGATCAGCTGGTTGGTCGCCTCCTGCCAGGCGCGCCCGCCTTCACGGGCTGCATCGGACATGGCGTCGCCGGCCGAGCGCGCGGCATCGCCGATCCGGTTCAGAGCACCGGACGCGCCTCCGCCTCCGCCGCCTCCGCCGGCACCGCCTTCAACGCCGCCCATGCCGCCAGCCGCCTCGATCGTCTCGCGCAGCCGGCGCCCGGCCGCGGCCGCGCCGTTCAGCCCGTCCTCGGTGGTTTGGCTCCCGCGCTCGATCGCCGCCCTGAGCGCCTGCCAGCTTTCCAACGGGGCAGCCGCCGCCGAGGCTGCCTCGCGCGAGGAGGCGAGAAGCCCCTGCGCCTCCGATCGGAGACCATCGGCCACGCCGCGCGTCTCGTAGACCTGCGACTGCGCCCGGATGGCCGCGTTGTTCAGGCCCAGCTGCGCATCCTCGCCGAAGAAGGGAATGTGGCGCGCCGCGCCGCTCATGTTGCGCAGAAGGTTCGCCCAGCGCTGCTGGATTGCCTCGACCATGCGCACGAAGCCGGCCTGGATCCCGGTCCAGACGCCCTTGAGCGCGTCCATCAGGCTCTGCCCGCCGAGCTTTATGCGGTCCCAGGCCTCGACAGCCACGTCCTTCATAAGCCGCAGCGCCTCGCCGAAGCTGCCCGCCCCGCGCACCAGGTCGCCGAACTTCAGGATCATCTCGGTCATCAGGATGACCAGGCCGACGAAGGGCAGCCGGATCAGCGCCGCCCGCAGCGCAACCAGCGCCGTCGCGGCACCCCGGATGCCGAGGGCGAAGGCCGCGATCCGCGCCACCAGCCGCCCGGCGATCACCGCGGCAAACGCGCCGGCATAGGCCGCGACGCGCTGGAAGTTGCGCCCGAGCCAGTCGATCGCCGCGCCGAGCGGCCCCGACTGCGATGCGAGCCGCGCCATCATGTCGGCCGTCCGCTCGAGCGCCGGCGCGACCGCCACGGCCAGCTGGTTGGACAGGCCGCGCCAGACGAGCCCCAGCTGGCTGATCGCGTCGTTCGTCCGCTCGATCTGGCTCGCGTCCTCCTCCGAGACCAGCGCGCCGAACCGCTCGAGTTCCGCCCGCGCCTGCGAGAGCACGGACGGGTCGAGCCGCTGGAAGGCGGTGAAGGCGCGGTCGCCGAACAGCTGCGAGAACATCGCCGCCTGCTCGGAGGCCGCGGCATTCTCGCGGATCGCCTCCGTGACCTCGATAATGCGCTGGTCGAGCGGCAGCTCCAGCAGCCGCTGGGCATTGAGCCCCAGCTGCTCGATGGCGTCGGCCGCCGCCCCGGAGCCGTCCGTGGCAAACAGCGAGAGCCGCCGGGTCAGGCGCGTGGCCCCGCCCTCGAGACGCTCCCACTGCGCGCCCGCCAGTTCCCCGGCGCGAGCCAGCACCTGCACGCTCTCCGTGGTGGTGCCGAGCGACTGCGCCATCTTCGCCTGGCTGTCGATGACGGTCAGCCCCGAGCGGACCATCGCCGCAGCCGCACCCGCGAGCGCCGCCGCCGCGATCCGCCCGTAGCGACGCACATGCCGACCAAAGCGCTCGAGCCGGCGGTTCGCCGCGTCGAGCTCGCGCCGGAACCGCGCCATGCCCCGCCGGCCGGCTTCGCCCACGCCTTCCAGCGCCCGGCGCACCTGCCGACCGCCCACGGCGGCCAGGCGGACATTCACGCGCTTCTCGGCCATCGATGCCTCCTGTTGTCAGCCTTGGCCCTTGCCCTGTGGCATCTTCTTGTTCGTCGCCTCGAGCATGCGGGCCTCGATCACCGGCAGCAGTTCGGTCACCGCCACGCGGTCGATGCCGAGCGCGTCTGCCGCCGCGAGAGCGGCCGTCATGTCGAACCCTACCACCGCCCCCGGAACGACCCGGAGTTGCCCCTCAAGGAGCGACGTGAGCCGCCAGACGGCCTCGCCCTCGAAGCTGCGGGGCGCGTTTACTTCCTTCGGGCACTCCGCGCAGATTTCCGGGCAGGCTTCGCAGTAATTTTCGCCCCCGCCGTAGGACCACTCGGCGAGGGCGCCGAGGCGTTTTTTTCCTTCTCCACGTCCATCGCGGGCAGAAGATAGCCCGACTGGAACGCCTCGAAGGCCGTCCAGTGCTCGAGCAGCGCGTCGGTCGCCTCGGGCGTCACCTTGGCGGGCTTCCCGTTGCCGTCCACGACGCCCTCCCAATCGAGGATGGCGCGGCGCGCGAGCGCGCGGGCGAACACGTAGCCCGTCTCTTCGTCGTCGGCGTCCTCGGGCAAGGCGCGCAGCTCGGGGTCCTTGCGCGCCTCCATCATCAGCGAGGTCGAGACCGGGCGCACCTGCACCCGGACACCATCGCCGATCTCGAGCCACCAGGGCCCGCCTTTCATGTTGAGCCGGATCATGCGTACGTCTCCGTATTGTTGGTCAGCGTGGCGGTGCACATCACGCCTTCGGCCGAGTTGAGCGCCGCCTGCCAGTCGAAGGTGGCCTGCACGCCCTGCGGCCCGGACACCTCGACGCGCGGGCGAGGAAGATAGACCTCGTGGGCGACCAGCTTGAATTCCTCGCCGCTGCCGAGCGTGAAGCCGAATTCGAGCTCGCAGGAGGTCCCGTTCACCGCCTGGTCCACGAGCGTCTCGTCGGCGAAGCGGACCTCGATCTGGCCGGTGAGCGCCGAAATGCTCGCGTCGGCACCGTCGATCTTGCCGTCCGAGCGGATCGTCTCGATCCGGTCGAGGTTGTTGGAGTAGTTGACCTCGGCCGAGATCAGGTTGGCGAGTTTTGAGCCGTCGCGCTTGACCGATCCGTTGAAGTTGCCGAACCGCTTGAGGTCGAGCTCGGTGAGCGTGCCGGCCTGCGAGGAGGTCTGGCGGTCCTCGCCCTGGGCGACGAGGCTGGCGGTCGCCTGCAGCTGGCCGCTGCGCTGCATCTGGAACGACAACTGATCCAGCTTGCACCCCGAATACATGGCGAACCGGGGAACCTCCGGCATGCCGACCTCGATCGCCATGCTGGGCAGGTCAAAGTCGCCCGATACGAACTCGTGCGTGAACGGCGCGGACGCCCCGGTTGTCGCCGGCGCGCCGAACGCGGCCTTGAGCCAGAACCAGAAGGTCTCCGCGTCGATGGGAACCACCACGTCGCCGTCCGCGGTCACCGCGTCCTTGATCGGCGCGAGCGGATCGCGGCCGAAGCCGAGAAGCTCGTTGTCGATGAGCGGCTGCTCGGCGCCGAGCGTCGTGCTCGCGAACGGCATCTTGGTGTATCCCGAGGCCGGCGCCGTGCCGTAGGTGCTCTCGAAGGCGAGCGCGAGTTGCGCCCGCGCCCCTTGTGCGCGTCCCATGATGGTTTCTCCTGTGATGGAAGGGGTCAGGTCAGCGGGTCGTCGGTCCCGTAATGGAGCACGACACCCACGACGCCCGCCTTGAGCGGCGCGCCGCCCTCGACGGGGATTTCCTCGGTCTGCGGGGCCTGAGCCTCCGACCAATCGCACTCCCCGCCGAGGGTCCGGTCGGGCGCGATCGCGGCGGTGATGGCCTGTTTGAGCACATCGAAACGCGCGTCGCGGGTCGCCGCGGTCTTTCCGGCGACCACCACATCAATCTCGGCGCGGTGCTGGTAGAAATAGGCGAGCGGCGAGAGGAGAACCTCCGGCTCGCCGGGCGTGCCGTCGCGCGCGATCAGCGCGCCCGCCGTGGGCAGCCGCGTCGGCAGCGCCGTGTTGCGCTCCACGAGGGCGCCCGAAGGCGCCGCGGCCGCGAGGGCGGTGTGCAGCGCCTTGAGCACCGTCTCGGACTTGCTCTCAGACATGTCAGTCTCCCACGCGGTCGCTCACCCAGGCATCCACGATGCGGCCGGGCATTTCGTCCTGCACCCGCTCGGCCGCGCGATCGAGGTCGAGCCGCTTTTTCAGCTTCACCTGCGGGACGAGGATGAAGATCGGGACGGTCGCCTTGCCGCGCCCCGTCGTGGAGCGCGACTGCACCGCCCGGCCCTTGCTCGACAGCCGCCCCTCGGCGACCAGAAGGCTGGGTGCATTCTTGCGGTAGATGAAGCGCAGCGGCATCCCGCGGCGCTGCTCCCATTCGCCCGGCGTCAGCCGCGCACCACGCAGCCCGCGCCCCGCGGCCTCGGTCGGGATCGCCAGGAAGAAGCCGGCATCCGACTTGATCGTCGCGCCCTTGTCGTGGGAGTTCACGATCTCGGGCGCGTTCGACCAGACATAGGCGGCGGCGTTGAGGCTGTTCTGGCCCTTCGGATAGGCTTGCTCGCGGATGGAGTTCGCCAGCCGCCGGCCGAGCCCGGCGCCGGTGATCTGCCGGCGCCAGGCGGTTTTCAGGTCGCGCCCGGCACCGATCGCCGCGCGCTTGACCGCCTTTTCCCCGGCGGCGACCTCGCGCGCCATGACAACCGCGAGGTCGGGGTTCACATCGAGTTTCACCCTCATTGCGGGCGCGCCTCAACGGTCCAGACCAGCCGGTCGCTGTCCTGCATCGGCTCGCCGATGACCAGGAAGGTCTCCGAACCGACTTCGAGGGTATCGCTCTCGGCGAGCGTGGGCGCCTCGCTAACCCGGATATCGAGCGTCGTCGTGTCGGAGACGAAACGGCTCTCGCCGAAGGTGGCAATCTGGTCGGGCGAGCGACGAACGGCCCGGAGCGAGACCCCGGAACCGCTGCCGCCCGCCTTCCAGATCGCGTCCACCGCCATGTTCGGGTCCGCGAAGATCGCATCGATGGCAGCGGAAAAGGCGGTCATTACACCGCCGCGCCGTTGAGGCGCACCCGCCCAAGGGTCTCGCCGGCACCCGAGCCGACCGCGGCCGCGGCCACGCCGATCAGGGGGTTGGACCCCGTGGCGTCATCGGTCGTGCAGGCCGAGCCGTCCCAATAAATCTTGGCGCCGACAGTCCAGGCCTGCGAGCCGACCTTGGGCAGATC